TCGATGCCATGCTCGCGGAGGCTCTCGATGTCGGGCGAGCTCCAGGCGAACCGCTGCTTCGAAACGTAGGCCAGGTAGTTGAACGCGTTGAAAAGTCCGCCCGCAATCACCTTCGCCGAGGCATAGACGTTGTTGGGCCAGAGCCAGGCGTCGGTGCCCTTCAGGTTCGCGCGGAAACTGGAGCGCGAGCGCTCGAGCAGGCGCTTTAGCGTCGGGAAATCGAACATGCTGGGATGCCCCTTAGACCGGCGGACTTGACGAGAACGGCTCCGGCGCCGGCGATGTCACCGACTGCTTCCAGATGTCCTCGAACTTGTAATCGTAGACCATCCCGCCGTCGGCGCCATAAAGCCGGACGTCCAGGTTGACGCGGTTGACATCGACCGGGCGCGTCGCGACCACATCGATGCGCGAGCAGACCTGCTGGAAGATCAGCGTCGAGAGCGCGTCGATCGCGACCGCCTCAACCCAGCGGCGGATTTCCTCGTTCAGGTGTGCGCGCTCAAATACCCAGAGCAGCGATCCCATGTCGCGCTCGCCGAGCTCGGGACGGATATCCTCGCCGTCGCCCCACCAGCCGCGCGGATCGTCACCGTCGACCAAGTAGAAAAGCGGATGATCCGGATCGATGCGCTTGTCGGTGAACAGGCAGATGATGACCGCGGTGTGCAGCGCGGCTTGCGCCTGCAAGCCGCCGCGGTTCTGTAGCGGCTCGGTGGCGCCGGCGATCCGCCAATCACCCTGGCCCTGCCAGGGCGCCCAGATCGTATCCCAGAGCAGGATCGGCTGTTCGTCGTCGCCTTCGCTGATCCGAACTCGGAGCGTCGCCATCGATGAGAACTCCTAAACCGCAAAGACCTTCGTGGCGCATCCGCCGGAGCAGAGACCGACAGGCGATCCGCCTTCATCGCCGAGGTCGACGCGATCGGCGATCACCACGCAATGCTGCGTGGTGTGCGTGATCTTGCTGTCGGTCATCACAGTGGTGCTGGAGCCCTTTTCGAGCTTTAGCTCGTCCTCGCTCCAGGTGACCTTGGCGCCCTCGTAGGAGATGACGATGCTGTCGCCATCCATCACGATCGAAATCGTCTTTTCGTCCTCGTCGGACTTGTCGTCGGTCTCGCCTTCGGGCGCCTCGCTATTGCCGGCGTCGTAGCCCTTGCCGATCCGGATGTTGATCTTCTTCTGGTGGACGTGGTCCTGGCTCTTTTCGAACTGCCGGATGATATCGCCGTGCATGTTGAACAGCGCGGCGGAGCCCTCCGGCGTTTTTTTCGGGCGGTATTTTTCATGACCGCCATCGAAGTACAGCGAGCGATCGGAGCGGCCGCCCATCTGGACCAGCACGCCGTCGGTGTCCTCCGGAGGCACCGAGGTGAAGCCGAAATCCATCGGCCGCCAGATCTTCTTAGGCTTCTCGTTTTTGCGCGCCTTGAGGTCGACGCGCTGCTGCGACTTTTCATCGTCGACCTTGACGATGCGCGTGCGGATCGTCTGCGAGCGAACCGCGTCGTCATGTTCCCAAGGGAGAGCCATCAGCCAAAATTCCAGGTTGAGCCGGACTTATTGCCCTTGCCGCCGCCGGCCCCCTGGCCGTCGTAGGCACGCGGATCGACCAGGCTAAGCGTCGCGATGCTGCCATCGCTGCTTTGCCGATAGACCACCTTCTCGATCAGCATGTCCTGCGAGATATCGAGATACGGACTTTGCGTGTAGGTGAGCGCGCCAGGCGTCCAGATCTTGCCGCCGTCATCGCGGAAGCCTTGCGTCGAGATGGTGGCTTTCAGCGCCTCGCCGGCGGCGCGGTTCTTCCGGTTCTTGGCGCGCTTTTCGGCGCGGTCCTTGGTGGTGTCCTCGTCCTGCACGATGATGATCGCGCGGTGGCGCTTGACCGAACCGTCCTCCAGCTGCGCCTCGATCTCCAGATTGTCATCGCCGTGACCGAACGGGCGCTGACCGCGGACAACGATCTTGGAATAGCGGTTCTTGCCGTTGTGGTGCGCGGTGCCGGACAGGATGTTGACGCCCTCCAGGAGCGGGCCATTCCGCTCCGAGCCGGCCTTGGTGATCTTGGCATTGCCTTCCGGCGTGCCGGTGATCGTCATGCCCTGCTGGCGCGCTAGCTTTTCGACGCAACGGAAACAGGTCTCGCCCTGGGTCAGCTGGTACTGCTCAACCTTCTCCAGCTGCTGATCGGTCTCCCATTTGGCGCCGTAGTTGCTGGAAATCTCCTGGCCGATTTCAAGCGGGTCCTTGTTCTCGAACTGACCGGTGTCGTGTTCCGCCGAGCCATCGACCAGGTCGGCGGACTTCGATCTGCCGCTGACGTGGATCTCCGCGCGCCGCCCCGCGAACGTCGGCTCGCGGCTATCGACATGCCCGACCAGGACCAGGTCGCCGGAGAGCGAGATCGACACATCGGCGCCGACCGCAAAGATCGCGTTCGTTGCCGCGGCGCCCATCTCGGCGGCGACGGTGAAGGCGAACTCGCGCGCCGCCTCGTTGAAGGCGGCGCTGACCTGGCACTCGGTGAAGGCGTCGTAGGAACCGCCGCCGGCGCTGATGGTGATCTTTTCGTGGCCCATTACTCGATCAAAGCCTCGAACGTTGGAGGGATGAACGCCGGATCGGCGACGCGATTGCGGTTGACGATCTCCATCGCACGGTTCGGGTCTTTGTAGAAGCGCCAGGCCCAGTAGAGCGCCGGCATCGACTGGTTGGCATCGACGTTGCGGACCGGCGCCAGGTCGATGATCGCCAGCGACAGGTAGTTGACCGCCGCGTCCCGAACCGCGGTGATCTCCTGGAATAGCCGGTGCTCGGTGGCGCTGATGCTTTCGAGCTCGGCGTCGAGATACTCCACGACGTTTCCGCGGAGCGTCAGAGCGGCCTGGCGATCGGAGAGCGGCGCCTGGGCCACCGCCTCGGCATAGGCGCCGATCGTCGCCAGGCGAACCACGCGGGCGGCCTCCTCGGCGTTGACAGCCTCGGCATACCGCCGCGGCGTCGCATAGCTGGAGGCGACGATCTCGCGCGGCGCCGGCAGCGCCTGGATGACGTCCTCGATCGAGCGGACCGCGACCGATGGATCAATGCCGGCAGAGACCGCCCGCATCGCCGCGACCAGGCGCGTCGGCGCCTCGGAGCGGGTATCCGGATCCGCGATCAACGCCGGGATTGCGTCGTACAGGGCAAACAACTCGTTGCGCTGCGCGGCGCTCACGACCAGGTCGACCGGGCTGGAGGTCCGGAGCGCGTCGATGGTCGCGACGCCATCGAGCAGGCCGTTGACCGCGGCATCGATGACGAAATCCGGCATCAGGTTCGTGAGCAGATTTCCGACGAAGGTCGACGCGACCTGTGTCGCCAGGTTGTCGACCGCGATGAACGTCGCGTTCGACAGGATCGCCGTCGAGATCAGCGAGTGCGATGCGCCATCGCGTGAGAAGCGCAGGTTATGAGCGATATACCCGTGCTTGTCCTTGTCGCGATCGCGCTCGAACTCCAGACACTTGACCAGGATCGGACCGTGCGTCGGCAGGACGAGGATGCCGGCGCCGCGTGTCGCACAGATCGACATCACCGAGGATGCGTTCGCGTCGGCGCTGTTGCCGACGCAATACGCTGTCACCCGATAGCGGCGGACGCCTTCGCCGAGGTCCTCCAGGAACGGCTCGTCCCGCATCGGGAACTCATGCTCCACGATGCGTCGCGAGCCGCCCTCGTTGTCCCGCTCAACGAAAAACGGCACCCCTTTGTAGGATGCCGCCCAGAGCGTCTTTAGCCAGTTTCGCGCGATCGACATCAGTACACTCCTGAGAACCCCGTCCCGCCAGGCGCCTGCGCGTCCGGCGACGATCGACCGGTCGAGCCCGGACCATTGCCGCCGATACTCTGCAGCCTGCCGCTGATCTCCGCCGAGAGCTTCTTCATTTCGTCGACCACCTGGATCAAGCCGCTGCTATCCACAACGAACTTGAAGGTGCCCTCCATCTCGCCGGAGACCTCGCCCTGCACGTTGACGTTCGCGCTCTTCTCGAC